AAAGATTGCTTCTTGGCCCTTTTCTATAATTGAATATAAATTTCCTCTAGTATATTCATAATCTTTTTTAACATCATTGGATGCAGAATTGGTGCTTAATTCTTGATTTATATTAGAATTTTCAATTGAGTTAATTTCTTCCCTTTCTACCGAAACAATTTCTGTATCAATGTTAAAAGAATCATCTAAATTTTTATATTTTTTGGTCATTTTCATAGAGATCCACTAAATCCAAAATCATCGCCAGCTTGAATTAGATCAGCATCTGCAGTAGTTATGAGTTTTACTCCAGATCCTGATACATGAGATGATATTGATGTATTATCAGCACCTCTAGAAATTTTTAAGTTATTTCCTGTAACAGAGATAACTTGCATTTCTTCTTCACCAATAACAATATAGGAATTTACAGTTATACCAGAAGCACTTGCTACTGTAATTGTAGTAGTAGTCTCACTAATATCACTAGAAAGAGTAGTAACAGTATTTCCCGTGTAACTCTTTGTTGCTCTTGGTTCTACTGTATAAGTGAGTTCTCTTGTTGGAGTCTTTGTAAGATCTCCTGCAACATATCCAATAGAAACTTTTTTAATAATATCGGAAGAAATAGAAGATCCGGAAGTTGGTCCAAATAGATAAGTTTTAGCTACAAAACGTAAGGTATACATCAATACTCTTCTGGTACTAAAATCACTCTCATAATCATCTTGCATTGTGATTCCTTCAAAAACCACAGGAATATCTCTTTTTTCTCCAATAGTTGATACCAAATCAACCGTCAAATTATACGTTGGTTGAAAATATGGTAAAATTTGTTCAACTATTTGAAGCATATCATCATTTAACTTGGCCATTATATTGAGTTCAAATTCCATATTGTATGGAACAGGCATATAAGTTTTTCTTATATCAGTTTTATCTGATGTAGTTGGTGCAATAAAAGATTGAGTTGTTGTAACTTTTCTGGATCCATCATAAGTCAATCCAACAAATTCAAAAGAGATTCTTGGTAATGTAATTTGAACTGGTTTATTTAAATCACGAGACTGTTCTAAACGAGCTAAAAATTTCTGAGTGGGACCATAGGCTAGAGGAACCTTTAACGTACTAAAAACGTCATTATCATCATCTTTATGCTTAATTGTGATGTTATTAAACAGATTTCCAAAAGAAATAATAGTTTTTCTTAGGATCTCGTGATAAAAATAATCAAACATATTAATAAAATTATATTGTATATCTATTTAACAAAAAATAGATATTAAGGATCTCCGAATGGATTTGATTCCGTAAAATCAAATATAGCGTCACCCTCAGTTTCTATTTCAAAGTTTTGTGCATATGGATTAATATCCGCATTTTGGTTAAGCAGTCTTAACTTATAAGATGCGCCAGATTCGCTTCCAACAATATTTTCTCCAGCAGCAAATTTGCCTGTTAAATTGGAAACCCTGAGCTCATTTGTCGTTGCATCCCAAGACTTAACCTTGGCAGTTATACTGCTTGCGCTTCCGGTTATAGTCTCTCCTAAGATATAAGTTCCCAATCCAACTCCACTTACATTTGGTGCAGAAATTGTTATTATTGGTGATTGTGTATATCCAACACCAGCATTTGTAAGTCTAATAGATGTGACTGTACCATCAGCATTAATAACTGCTACACCTTGAGCTGTAACAGTTGATCCAATTCCAGTTGGAGCACTAAAGGTTACTGTAGGTGCAGCAAAGTACCCACCACCGCCACTGGTAACGGTAATTACGCCAACAACACCATTACCAATATATGTTGTTGCAGCAACGCCAGATCCACCACCACCTATAAAAGCTACTCCAGGTGCAACAGTATATCCATAACCAGCATTTGTAATTTGAACTCCTTGAACTTTTAAATCATCTTTTGACCCATCACATGCGACAATGCCACCAATCATTGTAGCAATTCCTGATGCTGTTAATCCTCCAGTTGGAGCGGAAGAAATTGCTACAATTGGTGTTGTCGAATAACCTTCACCACGATTGGTTATTTGAATCAATCTAACACCACCACTTACAATGTGTGCTGTTGCTGCAGCAGTGGATGCAATACCTACACCAATTAAATTCAATATCTCAATATACCCTTCCGATCCTATTGTATCAGTGGTATCATCAATTTCAGCAATACCGGTATCAATAATTTCATCCTCATATTGGAACAATTCGCACCTTAACTCATAAGTATAATTTCCTTGCAATTGATAAAATGGTTTTTCGTGCTCAACAAATTTTATTTCAAATAAACGATCCCCTAAAGGAAAATAAATTAAATCTCCTTCTTTAGGTCTTGTTGTTATTAGAACCTCGTCAAATTTTTCAATAAGCGGAGATATATAAGTTTCAAATCTTTCTCTGGAAATTGTTAATGTAAGCTCATTAGTTGACTGGATTCCAAACTTTGATAATATTGTTGTTGCTCCATCATATCCTTCATAATTATCGACATAAGCCTCTATTGGATATGCATTATCAAAGGTAGATTGTATAACCTCTCTTATAACTTTTGTTATAGTTAAAATTTTTCTTGGTATATAATATACTTCAACTCCATACATACGAAGTTGCTCATTGATTAAATCTTGAACTAAATTTTGCTCAGAACTTGATCCTTGGAGAAAGAATGGATTAAGCATTTTATTATCCGATCATGTCTAATGGTGGTAATTCGTATGTTGAAGACATCTTTTCCAAAATCATGTCTAATTCTCTCTGCCCATCATCATAAATTTGTCTCCCATTTAATTCTACGCCACCGGGCAATTTTACTCCTTGGAATTTAATAAGATTTTGTCCCCATTGACGTTTAATCAATGCGGTTAGATATGGTTTTAAAAAAGAATCATTCCAAACTCTAGAATAATCGTTTGGATCCAGTGTCGAATAGCAGTCAATTACAAAATAATTTCCCTTAGATACACTACCCCAATCAATATCTAGATATAAACGATCCTGTCTCTTATTGAATCTAATCTGTTTTTGTGTAGTCAATAGCCAATCAATATCTTCGAGGTATGTTTTTACCATTGCATAACTTAATAATTCTGTGGTTCCCCAATAGTAAATATCATTCAAAAACAATTGATATTTAACACTGAACATGTTATGTGTAATGGTATTTGATCCATCAAAGTGAAATATTTTATTTACACCAATAACACTTGGAGGAACTTGTAGATAATTACTTGATTCGTAATATGTAAATGTCGTTGCTGTACCTACAATATTAGCAGTAGCAGATGTAGTTGCAATTCCTACCTGAGACTCTGCTCCTTTGGGACCTGGTGCTCTACCTCTATTAATATCATCTTGTGTAATTTTATATTTAAAGTAAGTTTGATAAACACCATCAAAATGCCTTTCTTGAAAAAACTGTATAGCATCATCCACTAAATCATCAATTTGCTCATCGGCAACGTTGATTTCTAAAACTGGATAACCAAGTTTTCTTTTACAATAATCTATTAGTTCTTGTCTAGTGGATGGTTGAGCCATTTTTTCTTACAGATTAGCAACTACTTCTTGATGCTTAAAAAATAATTTAACGTATGATTTAGCAACTATTTTTAGTTTTTCAACATCATCTATACTATCTATCTCCCTAGAAATCTTTTCATATTCAAATAATTTAGTCATGTTGTCTAAGGTTATATCATCTGGATTCATTTTAATAAACTCCTTAAAAGATCTTTAATTTCATTCAAGTCATCTTTTATAGTACTGACTTCAGATTCTAATTTCTGTATTTTTTGTTTCTCGGAAAGAACTCGATTGTAATTTTCAACATAAACTGCATAATCATCATAATCTAAATTAACAATAGCATTAGAATCTCTATCTCTTGCTAATTTTTCTCTATCTTTTACTTTTATATAATTATCCATGTTATGAATTAGGTTTTACAGTAGCAATAGCTCTCAAATCGGAAACAATAGGTGGTTCTGCTTGATTAGATCCAACCAGAATAATCTTAATCGCAAATCCTGTAAATGGTGGGAGATCGTCAACAGTATATTCAAAATCTTGAGTTGCAGAATTATCATCAATTGAAACTCTCACATCAGCGGATCCATCATTCTTAGATGGATCGATTACTCTCTTGATTCCAATACCGTCAACTTTAAAGTTGGAATATCCTGGGAATGGTTCCCAATTGGATGGGGCATCGGCAGCATCATCTCTTACAAGTTGATAATAAACACGTATATCATTATGAGATCTTCTCTTAGCAGCTAACATTACCTTGAGGGAGTTTGCTGGAATTGATAACCTTACAGTTTTTGAAATGTAGATTGCAGCGTGAGGATCAGAGAATGGATCTCTAACTCTTTCATCATTGGACCAATCAGTAACTGGAGCATTAATAATATTTGTGGTCAAGATAACTGATGCTCCCATCAAATCAATAACAGGAGATACTCTAGGATCATTTGATGTTAATAATGTTTCTAGAGTTAGTGACCTATTTCCAGGAGTTTCATTGATGAACGTAGATTCGTTGATTTGTGAGCAAACAATTCTAGGGGTATTGAAATAATTTGCATCTGTTAGCGAAATATTTTCAAATCCTTGATCTACAAATGAAACTTCATTACCACTGATACTTGTTCCAGAGAATGTTCTAACTCTTGCTGTTATATTTGTTCCTGGTGCAACAATATGCTTAATGCTTGGAGTTAAAACTTCAAATTGCAAGTTTTGTGATAGATTTATACCTGCATTACCCATTGACTCGGTTGATTTGAAATATAAATCATCGGTTCTATCTGCACCAGAAGAAGTCATATCAACCTTAATGAAATAACTATTAACATCAATAGGATGTTGTGTATTATTAGTCACTAGTGCTAAACTATGGTTTTTATTAATTCTTCTAAGAGATACTCCGTTAAACTCATACTTTCTTATTGCAGTTCCTGATGGATATGAAATAGATTTGGTTCCATCTATTCCTCTAGCAAGGATGGATATTACCCCTGTCGATACACTAACGTATGATATAATTTCTTCACCAATTAATGCATATCCAATATTTGAACCACTAATTGGTTTGCCTTCAAAAGTACCAAATCCAGAAGAAGATGCAACATTAATTGTTGTAAGTTCTGAAGCACTTAATCTAGATGTTAGTTTTGTTCTTGTCGTATCACTTGATGGTCTAACTTTACTAATAGTTACGTAATTTTGAGTAGAATGCATAGCATGATTTGGTTGATATACCTTCATGTGAAGACCATCATTATATTGATCTTCAACAATACTGCTAATTGTAACCCCAGCACCAACAGTTGTTGTGACTCCAGCAGAGGTAATATAACTGAGAGCTGTTGATACTCCAGAAGTAAATTTACCTTGAACATCTGATATTACAAATGCATTGTTGGATGTAATTGAGTTAACAACTACTCTTCCACCAAATCCAACATTTTGTCCAATATCTGGAACGAGCAGTGAATCGCCAACCGCATAACCAGATCCGCCATTAACAATGGTAACACTAGAAATTTGATTTGATGTTACTGTAATATTTGCAGTAGCATCTTTCCCAAATCCAGTTTCTGTTGTTAAGGTAACATTATTAAATGTTCCATTAGTATATCCAGCTCCAGCATTAGAAACTGTTACCCCCGTTCCAGCAGTAATGCTGCCGCCAATAGCCGTAAGAGTACCCGTTGCAGATCCTTGAATTAAGGTAATTCCGGGTACAATGGTTGACGCACTATAACCAGTAGATCCTAGACCAACAATAATTTTTTTAGATAGTGGTAGTACTCCATTTGCAGGCAGGACGGTAACTTTTTTATTTTTAGCAGAAAGTTTTGGATTATAAAATCTGAGAAGACCTTCATTAACAAATTCTGCTCTGTAAAGATTATATTTTAAATCTTCAAGTTGACTTGGAGACCAAGTAGATCCATTTTGAGACTTAAACAAACTTCCGAGCGTTGGTTGCTTGGTAATTTTAACTCCACTTAAAAGATCATTCTCGGTAAGTCTTGCAATAAAGACTCTATATTCTGCACTAAGAGATAGCAGAACAACACAGAATTGTGAGGATTGTTGACTTCCGATTGGGGCTTGTCTTATTTCTTGTTGTTGAGGACCTGCTAAGTATACTGGACTTGGGAATGTAAATTTGGTAGATATAGTTCCATTTCCAGAAAGTCTTATTTGATCTGGTGTTAGTGTTACTTCTGAGAATGGAACGACCATATCACTAGGTAGACCATTAACCATTGGTCTGATTTGTAAAGTAACTGGTATACCATTATTGTCTTTAGTCTCAAAAAATACTTCTACAGAAGTCAAGAATATTCCACTTTCATCTTGAACATAGAAAGATTGTGCGAGAGGGTCCCAAACTTCCCATACGGGCGATATTTGAGTTCCACCTCTAGTTTTTGTTGTAGTATTTGTTGTAGTATTTGTTATTGTTGTTGTATTAACATTTCTAGCTGGTGTAATCCTGATGTTTCTAGTTGTTAATACATTAGTTTCCGTAATATTAAGTTGTCCGCTAGAAGTAAAATCTTCTTCAGCACTACTTTCTGATGATACAACTTCCGTTCCAGCAGCAGTTGCAGCTGGATTTAAAGTTGGGGTATCTATTAATGTGAAAGTATTTGTTCCATTAATAAATTGTGGATTTCCAGGAGAGTTTGGATCTGGAACAAAGAACGATCCAACCAATCTTCCATTATTGGAAGAAAGTAGTCTTACACGAGTTACAACAGCTCTTGCTCCAGATGATTGTCCAATAAGTGGCATGTTAACATCTATACATCCATAGAATTCTGTTTCTGATGGAAGTTGTAATGAATAGGTATCAATATTTAATACTGTTGAAGATTCAGTATAATTTGATGGGAAAACTTGTTGATCATATGGATTTAATGCAAAAGTACTAGTTGGATTTGTGGATGGACCATACTCATGATTTGGTCTACATAATCTAAATCTAGCTTTTCTTCTAGTAAACAATGGATCACTCTCTACAGTTTCACCTGCAGTAAATTTCCCAGATACCATCCTAATTTCTAAAAGTTTTGGTGTGATATATTTTGATATATCAACTGAATCAAAGAATGGATAGAAAATTGTTCTCTGTTTTAGTCCCTTTACATCAAATTCAATATTTCTACTTCTCAAGAATCTAATTACTTGAGTATAATGTGATACAGATTCTGTAATTACATCATTTGTAGTAACAACTGGAGGAATTACTGTGGTTACGGTATTTGAAGTTGTATTTACGGATGTAGAGACATTGGTAGTTTCTCTAATATTTGTAAATTGACCTCTTCTTGGATTAAAATTAATAAATGCAATACCAGCAGAATTTGATCTGTTAATAAAATCTCTGGCTGCATCGGGTGGGAGAACTCTTCTTACAAATTCTGCTTCTGAACCATTAATTCTTCCTCTAATTTCTAAGCGAATGTTGGATGCAGAGGTTTGAATTGAAACTCTTCCTCTACCAACTCTTTGTTGAATTAGAGTATTTGCATTTCCAATCCAATCAAAAGATGCTGATGGATTAACAGTAAGATTAGTATTATCAATAAATACATCTCTATTTTCGGTAATGTTATTAACATTTGTGATGTTAATGTCTGGTAGAGGCGTAATTTCAGTTACTTCCCTAAAACTTGTTGATCTAACTGCTGCTTCATCCACCCAGTTATCCATCGATGGATTTAAAGTAATAGCTCCAGTCCAATATTTGACTAAGAAAGGAGTAACATTTTCAGTCCTCGTTGCGTATATTTGTTGGAAGTATAATCTTTCAGTATATGCTAAAGTTACAAGATCTCCAGTTTTTTTGACTCCAATTGATCCCAAATCAGAAACAAATCCATGATCAACTGTTGATGAGAATGATGTTGTTACACCAAGAATAGCTTCCGAACCAAGTTGCAAATCTAAAGATGAAGTATAATTTGTTGGTCTTAATGTATTTGTACTCTTATCAATGGAAGATCTGAATAAAACATTTTTCAAATCAAGATAATCATGAGTGCTAAAGTTATCTACAAAAAATCCAGATTTAAATCGATCTAGACCAGTAGCTGCATCCTTGATCTTTAAGTTCTCTGTTTTACTTTCTAACATTGAAAGTGTAGTATATTCTTCTACTCTTCTAATTCTATCCTCAAGAATAGAAATATCAGACATTCTGTATCGCTTATGTACAGACATGTCCACCTGAGCATTCTTAATATTGAACAAATATGGTGGAAGATTAATCTTAGCAATATCTAATGTATTTGCTTTTAATAGGGGTGGAATTGGATTATCTGCAGGAATTCCTTGTGAAACTTCAAATGTTCCATCAGGATTCAAAAGTAATCTATCAACTCTGCCCAAATAATAAGAATAGCTAAGACTTAAATTTTCATCTGGTGCAAGAATATATTTTGAATATGTCCCAGCGCCATCAAATCTTCGTGTTGAAAATTCAAATGGCGATAATGTTGCTGTTGATGGATTATAAACATCTACTCTTGGTCTTATATCAATATAATCACTAACTCTATTATTCTCGTAATATGGAATATCCATGTTATATGAACTTTCTGGATAACTATTAACAGTTACAAATTCTCCAGTGTCGTTACTATCAATGCTATAATATTGGAAGATAATCTCAATTTTTTTAGTAGGAGCAACTACATTATTTTTTCTAATAATTCTACCATAGTCATATAATGTTGCTCTTTGCCCATTATCAAAATTATAGTTTTGGGTTATATTTTTGCCTACAGTAAACTTAGTAGTTATTGTTGCGGTTATACCTGTTTCCTTTGAAACTACTACTTCTCCCTCAACAAATTCAAAAGTATTTAAATATACAACTTCTATATTTGTGGCATTGACTTTGCTAACAACTAAAGCTACTGATCCGCTTGTTCTCCCTAAAAGTTCTTCACCGACGTTTAAGTCTGCAGTAGAGTTTGTCTGACCACTAAATGAAGATAGTTCTAGTTTTGGAATTGAAGGGTCTGTTGTTGAATCAGACTCATAAATTGCTAGAACTCTCACCACATCTGGTACATTTAAGCAAATTTCTTCATCTTGAACTCTAATTCCGTAAATTTGACTATAAGTTAATCCATCATTCAGAGTTGTCGATCCAATACCCGATGATGTTAATCTCGATTTATCAATAACTAAAGTAGAAACTTTGTTGAATTTTTTATTTTTGGAATTTGGTTTTAAATTTTTAACAGTTGCAATTACATTTGCAGTTCCTGTCGTTTTACTTAAACCGTTAAAAGTTAGTATTTTTCCTGTTATATCTAAACTATACTTGTCTCTTCTTAGAGGTTCAATTGATCCATCAGTGTAGCTAATAACAAATCTATCTTCATCAAAAGACTCAAAATATAAGTCTGGTTCAGTGATTTGAATGGTTAACGATGATGCAGTAACAGATACTGTTTTAAAATCTATTCTTTGACGTAAAATATTATTTTCTAATGAAACATTAGAAATTATTGATTGGGGAAGCAAAGTCATCAATGAAGAATCTGCTTGATTATAAACAGATCCTGATAATTTTGTAATATTAGAAACTGTAACATTTGAGGATGGTAGAGATCCATCACATATTCCAGATACAGTTGTGATACCTGCTATTGTAAAAAATGTTCCTCCAGCTCCGATACTTGCTACTCTATTTAAAATTGGAACTGAAGTTGGTGTTGGGCTAGAGTAAGTAATAATATCATTTACTTTTACACTGTTAATAAATGTAGTGTTTAACCCACAAGATACTGTACTTATGCCACTAAATCTTGCTGTAATTTGGAAAGTTGATCCAGCTGGAGCAATTAACTGTTTATTTTCTAAGATAGTATCGGCGGTAAAGGTAGTTGTTCCAACTTTACCATAAACTGATCTTACATCAGAAATATCGTAATCAGTTACAGTTTTGATTAATCTTCCATTTGAAATTCCATTTATAGAAATAGCTTCATTTTCTATAAATGAACCAGAAACATCATATAACGTTAATGAGCTGGAGCTAGTAACATTGGACTTTAGATATCCAGTTGCTTTACTTCTAGCACCTTTTATAACCGCTGGTGTTGATTGGGTGATTGATGTAGTTAAACCAATAACCGTATAAGTTTGAACATCAAATAATCTTAATGATAATCTACTGGAAGCATCTTCATAATTTGATTCGGGAATAAAATCATAAATACGAGCCAATCCAATAGTGGTTCCTGCAGCAACTGAAGGATCCGAATTCTTTCTAGAATTCATCAAGCTTAAAGTTACATCAGTTCCCAATCCAATAGGTGGAGCACCATAACCATTGTTTACAGGAAACAGTAATCCTGCATTATAAGATACATTATTGGCTTGTATTGTATTAGTTGTTCTTGGTTTTTCTACATCTAAGAATCTTTTTGATCTAGTTTCAATATCAAATCCATTAACGTATGCTTTTCCTGGACCAATCTCATAAATCATTAAATTGTCAGATGGTTTATTACCATTGATCGTAATCTGATCATCATAATAAAGACCATCTGTTGTTGTTCTATTATTTAAACTGTCTCTTAAATAAAGAGTAAATGGTTTTACAAAGAAATCCCCAGATTGATCATAAACTCTTCTTGCAATTTCTTCTCTGAGAATATTATATTGTGGGTTTAAATTTAAATACTCAGGTACTCCGTTTGTTACTCTTAATATTTCAACAAAAGAATCTGTGTCAGTATCTGAGATTTCTTTTTTGGAGAAAATTAAGTCTAATTTAAATCTATCTGCCCCAGGAGCAGAGAAATTTGAAAATCCTTGTGCATTATCATATAAGTCTGGGTCATCATCGGAAGTAACGACTGATTCGACAACCGTAAAACCAACTCGATATGAAGGAGAAGTGCCGTACTGATCTAAAAGGATAGTCTGCGTATTAACATTTGCAAAAATACCTCTAATAAAATAGACACCATCTGCTACAGTTGCAGAAGATCCCTCGGATGTTGCATTTGTTTGAATTGTCTTTACAAATTCTTGTCCACTTGGAATAGTTATTCCACTATATGTTAAATCTGTATCTAAAATTAGATTTTCATTATCAAAAAACTTTTTATTTGTAAAATCAGTTCCACCAGCAGAAATATATTTTACATAAATGGTATAATTTCCTCTTTCTGACTTAGCATCCGTCAGAACATAAAAAATGCTTGCTTTTACTCCACTGTCTGCCCCAATAACAGTTTTGTTAAGCATTTCATTAAAATATAATGAAATGGGAATACCATTGAATTCTGATTCAATCTCAACTGCGTAAATTGGATTATCGTATCTTACTTGTCCAGGAATTACTACAGATCCTTCTTTAAAGATATGTTTACCAAAAGATTCAGTTTGATTAAGAAGAATAGACTGTAGAGTTGTTAATTCTCTAGCCTGAACTGGATATCCAGGTTTAAAAAGGACCTTATAATAATTGTCTTTTGGATCAAAATCATCAAAATATGGAGAAACGTTGAGGTTTGTTTTTTGGGGCATGATTCTTTAGAACTGCAAAATAACTTTAATATCTTCTTTTTGATTTGCAGACCTAGTAATGGCAGGTCTATTATCCACATAAATTATATTTCCAGAGTATTTTTTAACCTCTGGATTAGAAACTCCTCTCGTGAATGCTTGTCCAAGGTAGTATGTCCTATTATTTATTACGGTAGATAGACCAGTGTAAGATGTATCAATACCTAACGTTATATTTCCACCAATGATATTAACTGACCCACCAATGTCTGGCTCTGCACTAAATCGATTGATATTAAGTCCATACACAGGAGAAGCATTTTGAGATCCATCAGAATTAAATCCTACCAAACTTTTATCTTGCCAATATTTTAATACACCAGTATTTTCGTCATATGAAACGACTCGCCCAACAGCGGTTGATCCAACTCCAATCGTTTGTGTAATTCTTGAATCTGGAAGAAATACCGCAGAACTATAACCAGCACCAATCAATTTCAAGGCATAAACATTACTTGCCTTTTCAATTGAAAGCACACTCTCAGATCCATATGCTAATGGATCTTGAACAATTCCAATTCTAGCAACTTGGTTTCCTGTAATAAAGTCTGGATTTTGGTTATCATTTTCAATTCTTGCATACATCGAGACATAATATGCTCCAAGTTCTCTGTAAATATTTGCGCCATGTCCACCTCTGGGTGGAATAATCACATCAAAAGTTGGGGTCGTGGATCCTGTTGGAACACCACCAGCAACTAAATCAACTCTACCATGAGTATATCCAGAACCACCATTGGAAATAGTAATAGAATCTACCTTAGAATCATTATTTACAACAATTGTACATTCAGCTCCAGTGCCATCTCCTTTAATAGGGATATTAGTATATGTTTGGTTTGGAGCTCCCAGTGAAACTCCTCTATTTGTAATTGTTGCAATTTTGAGTTGCCCACTCGTTGCAGCATTATCTCTTACTTCAGCATTTTCTATATTTGTTTCCCAATTCAATGGAACTGGAATGAATTCCACAGAATCATATTTAATAATATCTGCTGGTTTTACAGTAAAAAGATATTTCCAAATATATCCATCATTACTTGTACCTGCAGATTTTGGTTCTAGATCAGTAAATGTTGGT